TCTTTCCTTTTCCAGTGTATCGTTTAGCACAGTTGTTTAAGTCATAGCGCATTTGATTTTCATCAACCAGGGCCGATGCAATCATCGTGTCTACTATTTTACCGCTGATACTTAAACCGAGCGCTCGTATCCAGCAAACGTCATACATGGCGTTGTGAAATATTTTTATGGCTGGTGTATTCAATACGCCTTGAAACCATTTAAGAACTTTAGCTCTGTCCATATTACCACCCCCTTCATGAGCTATGGGGTAATAACCCTGCCAATTTTTAACAGCTACGGCTATTCCTACAACTGCCCCTACTCCTACAACAGAGCCAGAGCCTCTCCTTACATTTAAATGAGGGTCTTTAGTCTCTAAGTCTATTGAAATTTCATCGTATTTAGATAGATCGGGAAATTCTTCGGGTGGTAGCCATTCTGTTTGTGGTTTGAAAAGTGGTTGCTGTATCATTTATTCTTTTTCCATTCGTTATAACCTTTGGTCCATTCGGTGGACTTCCGTTCTTCTGTTTGTCTTTTTGATTCTTCATAAGATTCTTCTAATTCTTTTTTCTCTTTCTCAGCTTCTTCTAAAAAATCTTTAGGGTAATCTCTATCGATTGCCATTTGACAGTAGTGAATTGCTTTTTCCAAATCTTGCTTTTGTCCTTTCTGTTTGTGTCTGCACAAATATTTTATAGCGTTTCCTTCTGCAAAAGGCAAATTATTTTTATTTATAAACTCTGAAGGTTGAATCTTCATCGATTGATAATGAGATCCTCCGATTTGTTTTTTGTAGACGTTGCTCATATTATAAAATATAAATATAGTTTGATTCCAAAATAAAATGTTATCATGGATAGTAAAACAAGTTCGCTTGTCAGAGTATGCATTATATATTCTCCATTGGGTAAGCTTTATATTCATTTTTAGGTTGGATAATGTGTAAATTTTCTTTGGTTCTTGTTGCACCTACATAAAATAATCTATTTTCATCATCAGGATTTTTTTCATATGACTTCTGTGTGTTGTGACTTAGATCGGTTAATAATACCACGTTTTGTTCTTCTCCTCCCTTAACACTATGAATAGTGGAAAGATGAATTCTAGGATCTTTATTTAAAGCTTCCCCATTTCTTCTCATGGCTCTAATATATTCTTTACGTTCTATAGTGCAGTCATCAAATGCATTAAACCATTCTGTATTTATTTTTAGTCCAAAATCTTTGGTTAGTTTATCAATTCCATAAAAAGACTCTTTAGTCATACCTTTAAGTTTTTCTTTTTCCCAATGGGAAGGCCCCATATACTTAGAAATTTTGTCTATTTGTTTATAGTGAAGTAGTTGACCCTTACGTAAATGTCCCCAATCAGTAGCTGCTTCTTGAATATCTTTTTCATATGATTTTTGAAATCTATTCTCATAATAAAAACCCTTAGTTCTTAATGTTTCTTCTAATGCTTCCAACATGTACCTAGTTCTAGCTAAAACCATCCATTTTCCTGAAGACATATCTATGTCTTCAAATGTATTGTGTATAGTAAGTGAGCCTTCTACTGTTCGTGGTAACCAGTTTTTAGGTATTCTATTTGAAACTCTCTCAATAATTTTCATAGCCACATCATGAACTTTTTTAGGTATTCTTCTTGATTGAATAAGAGGTAAAAGTTTTCCAGTTTGAGTAATAAAACTATCTACATCAGCACCTGCCCATCTAAAAATAGCCTGATCATCATCTCCTGCAATAAAAGAATCTGTTGTTTTATTCCAAATTGCTTTTGTCATGTCCCATTGCATCAAAGATAAGTCTTGTGCTTCATCAACAAAAACTACTTCAAATTTAGGAATTGCGGCATCTGATTTTGTAAACTCTAAAATCATGTCATTAAAGTCTATTAAACTGTATTCTTTTTTATATCTAGCCAATTCATTGGCGATAATAACTAATTTATCATATTCAACATCTTGATTGTGTTCTTGTAAATTAAACTGCCTGTCTAATGTTATATTTCTAAGTTTTGCTAAATTAATAATGCGTAAGTAATCACTTTTAGTTGTAAACAATCCTGTTTCTTCGTCATCATAATCATTATAATCCAATGGAACATTTATCTGTCTACCAAGATCTTCATAATGTCTACTTTGCATGACACTGTTTTTACTAATTCCTAAACGTCTAAATGCTAATGAATGTAAAGTTCTAAAATAAGGAAGATCATCTTCGGATAAATTAAATTTATCCATTGCTCTACCCTTAGCTTCGTTAGCTGCTTTTTTAGTAAACGCAAAATAACCCACCTTATCAGGATCAGTATTTTTTAAATAATCTTCTACCTTATTTAAAAGAGTCCATGTTTTTCCTGTGCCCGGTGGTCCTAGTACTATGGTTTTCATTTTAATAAATCCGCTACATTTTTTCTAATGCTAGTTTTAAATTTAATTTCATCAGAACTAAGTTTATGGTGAGCAATAGGGTCTACCATTTCATATTCTCTATATTTTTCATGAAAATCAAACCAAGACTCTTTCCATCTGTTTGCATTAAGTTCATGTTTAAATTGCCATCCAGTTATATTAACATATTCTATTAAACTACTTTCGTAATTACCATGTTCCGGATATATTTTAGAATAAAACTCTTCTTCAGTTATTTTTAAAGTATTAACAAATTTTAAAAAAATAGTTTTAAACTCTTTGCCATCCACATGATGAGCATCCATTCGTGGATCAATTCTTGGTCTATAACCTTTACTTTTTTTCCACTCTATTTTTGGTGATGCAATTGCGTTTTTTAATGCTTGCATAACGGCAGGTTTTGGTAAAGCACTTTCATGTTCGAAGCCAGTTTGACCTGGAAAACAAATACATCTAGCAACAGAAAAATTAAACATTTTACCAGAACCTATATCTTCCATTAATTGTGTGTAGTTGCTTCCATCTGCGTTAGTTGTACTTACTTTACCATCTATAATGGTAAATGCATTTTGTTGAGAAAAAGTAGGTTTTTCTGTCCAAAACTCAAAAGTTTTTTCCCCAAAAACAGGACCCATCACAGTTTTTATTTCATATATTTTATCCCTATTAGCATGCCAAACATCTTGCACCATGTGTGGTTTTAAAGAAGAATAATAATTTTTATCCATCATTTCTTTCATATATTTTTCGTCATCTCCTTCTAAAATATATCCTTCGAACCATAATTGTTTTCGCTCGTGATATAATTTATAACAAGCATTTTTGTACTGGGGTTCGCTACCCCAAATTGAAAATTTTTCTCTCTTAGCCATTAATACGGATCCTTTGGTTTAAGTTGTTTAGGTTGATAATTGCTTTCGGGTTTTTCAAAAGCGTCTACAATCATTACGCTAGGTCTTTTCTTGCCTATAGTAATTCGGTTATCATCGGTACACTTACAATGTTCTTTCAACATTTGTTGAGTGGGTTGAGATTTTTCTCCCCATTTTTTTCTTTGTAAGTATCCATGAAAAAATTTAGCAAAAATAAAATAATGTTTACCTTCAGAAGTCCAAACATTTCCCCTTAAAATATCTGCTTTAGTGGTATCTTTTGCAGTGCGATTAGTACAAAATTCTTCTAAATGATCTTTAAGTTGATCAACAATAGATGATCCTTGTGGTGCTTTAATAATTTCTATACCTGCTAATAATAGATCTGTAATTTTATCAAATTCTAGTCCTTTGATTCTTGGTGGTTTTTTATTTATTTGTTTAGCAATAGATCTTCTAATCAATCTTTGTTCTATTAAATGATCAATAGTTTCCAGTTTTACTCTTTCTCCATCTACATTAACCCAATAATATGGTTCGTCTAAATCTACTTTTTGTAAATCACTAAGCTCTGGAAATACAGACTCTCCACCAATACCATATTTTCTGGTCTTACATAATTTTTTATCACAATGACTACACATTGGTTCTTCATTGCATTTAAATCCTAGTTCTTTTTTACTATTAAATTTAATTTTATCTTGAATAATTTTGTCGTCTAAAGGCTCAGAAAAATATTTATAATTAAAAGGATTAACTTTTTTGCTCCATTCTTCTGGCCATTTTCTTTTGGCATATTGAATATATTGATAAAGAACTCTGTCTCTACCGTCATCTAATTTATTTTGTGTTAATGATTCTAAACATGGAGGACCATCACTGAATTCAGATTCAGGTCTTTTAATTTTAAGTTGTTCTAGTTGTTCTGGAGTTAATGTATTTCTTTCGTGAAGCCCAAAAAAACCTTCTAGGGTGGCAGCTTCCCCATTCTCCAGAAAAGCATACCTCGTTGTATTATCACTATTAAAGTATGGTAAATTTAAAAAGTTCCCTGTATCCTCTTGTGATTTTAATTCTATTTGTTTTGGAAATACTTCAGATCCTCCATATCCCAACACTGCGCTAACTGACAAGAGTTTATCTCTCATTAATTGAGCAGTCACTGGAACACTAGTAAAACAAAATACATGCGCTCCTCCACTTTTAGATCTACATACTACTAAGGGTAGATTAAGTAATTTAATTTTATTGATTAATTTTTTATGATCAAATCCTGCATAGGAATCTATATCAATACATCCCCATATACATTTGTTTTCATCATTAATTGGAATAATTCCTAAACTTGGTTCAGTTCCTTGTAAATGGGTACGCCATAAACTCTCTGTGACAGGATCTCTTTTTACAAAAGATTTCCCTTTTATTTTTTCACCATTTCCTTTTTTATCAACATAAGTGACACCATGGGCACGTTCTAATCCTTTAAATATTTCTTCAAATTTATTCATACTTCTTTCATTATTTACTACTAACTTTATACTCATAATTTTGTCTCGGGCGTTTCCACTCTCGCTTCCACGCCCAATCCTAGGAATCTAGCTTACGCTAGATGATTAATATGGTGAATCGCTTTTTGATTCGTCAGATCCGTGTTTAACTTTTACTTG